AAAGAAAGGTGATGCCTACTGCGCCAGAAGTTCAGGGATCAAGAGGTGCAAGAAGGGTCCCTGCCCAAATGATTTATCACGGCAAGCGTGGGGATGTGTGGGTAAGAAAAGTGTAAAGAGCAAAGCAAAGAAATTTAGGAGAATCTAAGGATTGTCCATATAATTGCAAGATCATTTTTTTTAGTGTAAGTGAAACAAGGTAAAGATACCGGCTCATAGTCGGTATTTTTTTTGTTGGAGCAAATGGACTTAGATTTGCAAAAAGTAGATATGCAAAAGGTTAAGATCAGTAAGTTAAAGTTGGCTCCGGATAATCCAAGGTTGATCCGTGATGATAAGTTTAAGAAGTTGGTATCCAGTTTAACGGATTTCCCCCAGATGGCAGAGGTAAGGCCATTGGTGGTTAATCAGGATATGGTTATTCTCGGTGGTAATATGCGTTACCGGGCAATGAAGGAGGCAGGATGGAAGGAGGCTCCGGTGGTTGTAGTGGACTGGGATGAGGCAAGGCAGAAGGAGTTTGTCATAAAGGACAATGTTGGTTTTGGGGAGTGGGACTGGGATTCCATTGCCAACGAGTGGGGTGATTTACCTTTGGATGAGTGGGGATTGGATATTCCGGCACCGGATTTTGAGGAGAAGGAGATTCCTTTTGTAGAGGAGGGTAAAACCATAGATGAGGAATTCCGGAAAGGGGATGTGATTGAGTTGGGTGGAATTCATCGGATTATTATTGGTGCAAATACAGAGGAAAATTTGCAAAAGCTTACCGATGGGATTGATCCTGATTTTACTACCAAGGAGATGCCATATTTAAAAAGCTTGTTGGATTTTTCTGCTATGGAGGCCAGTAAGTTGCTTGCCGCTAACGAGGTTAACATCCGGTATTGTGGGATTGCCCAGACAGGTAAACTGGCCAAGGGAATCGTGGAGGAATGGGTAAAAAAGTTCCCGAAAGAGGAGGTGGCTTTGAATGGGCAAATAATTGGCTAAAATGTTCTTTTTTTGTAAAAAAAATAAGTGTAGAACATAACCATAAAAAATTTATGCCAAGAGGTAACCCACAGAATCTGCAAAAGCACCAATGGAAGAAGGGTCAATCCGGGAACCCGAAGGGTAGGCCAAAGAATATGCCTGATTTAAAGGAGGCATTAATGACCGTACTGGGTCAGATTCAGAACGATACGAATGCTTTGGAGGCCATGTTAACTGTTCTCCGGAGCAAGGCATTAAAGGGTGATACCAAGGCCGCAGAGATTCTTTTGGATCGTGCCTATGGTAAGCCAAAGCAGGAGACAGATGTGATGGCTACATTTACCCAAGTGATTATGCCATTGCCTCCTGCACAGGATGTAATTGAGATAGGCCATGGGAATGTGAATTTGGAGATAGAAGAGAGTCCGGAAAAAATAAAACAACTGCGTGATGGGGACAATTCTTGATTATTTTAGTACTGACCTGCCTTGCGTGGCATATGGTGTAGAGATCAGAAGCAAAGAAAGTGTAAACCATCCAACGCACTATGGTGGACAAGACAATGTGTATGAGGCCATTAAGGTTATTGAGGCATGGGACCTTGGTTTTAATCTTGGTAATCTGGTTAAATATGTTTCCAGAGCCGGTAAGAAGGAAGGTTCAAATGAACTGGAGGATCTTGAAAAGGCGAAATGGTATCTGGATAGGGAGATAAGTAAGGTAAAGAATGCCAGTACTTGACCTGAGTAGTCCTGACTTATGGAATCCTAAATACCTTCCGGCCCTGACAAGGCCAAAGATTTACAATATTCTTTACGGAGGAGCCGGATCTGGTAAGTCTCAAACCATGATCCAGTTCTTCCTGAGTGAAATCCTTAGCCATGGGGAGAATGAGAATGAGACCCTTGTTGTTTTAAGAAAGGTAGCGGCTACCATCCGGACTTCGGTGTACATGGATTTTAAAAATAAAATCTTTGAGTGGGGTCTGGGGGATTTGATTCAGGCATATGATGGGATTTTTGAATTCCGGAGCCGGAGTAATAAAATAATTTTCATGGGTGTGGATAACCCGGAGAAGCTAAAGTCTCTGGCTCAGGCCAAATACATCTGGGTGGAGGAGGCAACGGAATTGAGTAAAGAAGATTTTATCCAGGTGACCCTACGACTCAGGGGTGTGAGTAAACATCAAAAAAGATTTTTCCTGACATTTAACCCGGTGTCTGATAGCCATTGGATTAAGGAAAGATTTTTTGATAAGCCACCGGCAGTAGAAAAGGATAAAATCCTGATCATGCATTCCACCTACAAGGATTCATTAAGGTTTTTGGATAAGGAATATCCAATCCGGATGGAAGCTTTGAAGGATGTGGATTATACCTATTGGGATGTGTATGCCAATGGGAACTGGGGAGTCTGGGATAGGGAAACTTTGTATGTACAATATTTTGATCCACAGATCCATGTGGTAGAAGGTTACCTGAAGGCCCATCCGGATTATCCATTGTATTTGAGTTTTGACTTTAACATTACCAACACCTGTGTGGTAATCCAGTTTTCAAAGAATGCTCCTGGTCACAAATGGTATGGAACCGTTAATGTAATCAAGACCTACCGGATGGGAGATTTGGGAGATTTATGTAATCAGATAAAATCTGAGTTTCCCGGTATGCGGTATGTGATCAATGGAGATCCGGCAGGACAGGCAAGGTCTGCCTTTACTACGGCTAATATGTCTGCATATCAATTGATTGCAAACTTTATGAATCTTCCTGCCATGAATCTTCAGGTTATGAGGGCATCTCCCAGTCACCTGAATACAAGGATTGTGGATACCTTGGTGTTTAGGAAGTGTAAAATCCAGATTGGGTCTAATGATAATTCTGCTTTGATAGCGGATTTTAAAGAGGCCAAGGTTGACCGCAGGATTAGTTTGGATACATGGAAACAAAAGAATCCTGATAAGTCTCACGCTTTGGATGCTTGGAGGTATTTTTCTTTTGCGAATTTTTATGAAATTGCAAGCGAATACAACATTCAAAAATTCAATGGCAAACTGTTGCAGGAATAACTGGGTGATATGTGAACCAATTCTTGGTTGTTGCGAATCCTTTGTAATAAGTGTTCCACAGGAATATACTGAGGAAAGTATAATCGTTAAAATTAAGAAACCCAATGGGTATACATTTACTGGGACATACGATGTGGAGGATGGTATTATCACAATTGATGTACTGGATGAGATGCCGGATGGGTTTTTGAATGCCTGGGGAGGCCCATACACCTTAATGTTTATTGATCCTTTTGCCTCCAGACAAGGAGAACCCTTCTGGTTTGTAATTGATGGCGAAGAGGTTCAGGGAGTTGAATGGGAAATCGAGTACGGTACCGGACAAGAAATTTGTGCAATTGATTTATATGAATAAATATGATGTTTCCTGTGGAAAGGGAAGAAGGGGTTGTTGTATTATCATCCCTGATTCTGATAGCGGCATTGTCGGCAATGTTGTCTTTGTTTATGGACCATCTACTGGAGGATCACCCGGTGGGCAAATGGTACTTATCGTTAATCCAAAAGCTACCGGTGGAGATAGCAAAACCGATAGGTGAGTGCATTATCTGTTCCGGTGCATGGCAGTATTTATTTACTGCGTTCTTTATTTTTAAAATTCCATTTTATTTATGCTTGATTGGTTTAGGCGCAAACCACCTGTTCCTTCTGTTCCTGATAAAGTTGAAGAACACCCAGGATTAATTTATTATCGGGGTGTGGCACCGAAGGATCGGTGGGACCAGATTGAGTTTGTCTTCCAGAGTGGGGATAGGAATTACTTTAAGTTTTCTTCTGAGGTTAATATACCTTTCCAGAGAGCCGTAGCGGCAAGGGATATTCTTACTGAGGAATTGTGGCAGATTAACCCAGATCAATTAAAAGGTTGGGTCAAGGGCCTGATTAATGTAATTACGGATGATAAGCGGAAAGGGGATAAGAAGATATATGAGATAGGAGTTCTGGCTCACCGGTTGCAGGAGCAACTGGAAATGAGTTTTTCCCTGACAAGGCAGTTTAAGCTTGCATCCGTTATTTACTTTGATGAGCAGGAAAATCCTTTGGATTACCAGTATCCGTATAATGCCGAGAAGATGAGATACTGGATGGCCAATAACGATGTTCCGGGTTTTTTTTTGAATCTGCCGGAGTATCTATTAATTCCCTCTGGGAAAGAATTAGCGGAGAATTTCCAGACCTATTTGGAAGGGGAAACAATGCAAAGGTTGAAAGACCTGACACATATTACTACAATTTTGTCAATAGACAGTTTAGACAGCGATTTGAAGAAGGATATTGCCTTGCAGATGGAGATGCTACAAGATATAAATTTATGGTCGAAAGGCCAGTTTACGAATACTACCTCTTCTATAACAAATGGTTGACAGATAAGAGAAAAGAAATCACCAGAGCCAAGGCGGCATCTGCTAAAAAGTAATCAATTTTCATGATGTTTAGGTCGGAAAGAACCTCTGCGATTGCGGGGGTTTTTTTTATTTACCTTTGCGAAAACTGATTTACAATGGCTACCATTTCCAATAATGAGATAAAGATTAAGTATAGTCTGGACACCACGGACCTGGCCAATGCTACGGCATTGTTTGACCGGTTAAGTGCGGAAGATCGACAGTTGCTTAATGATCTTAAAAAGCTTCAGGCCCAGTTAAATGCAACTGGTCAGGCAGGGCAAGCGGCAGGGAGAAGTATAGGAAATGGAACTAATGCCGCCAAGGGAAGTCTCACGGATTTACAGAACAGGGTTAAGGATTTAACTAACAGACTTAACAATCTTAATCCTGCGGCAAAAAATTATGAAACAATTTTAATCAGACTGCAAAGGGCGCAAGCAAACCTAAACATTGCTACTGCACAACTTAATGATAAGCTTGGAAAGAATCAAAAGCAGTTTGAATCCCTTGGCAAATCGTTGTCTGGATTTAAAGGATTATTAATTGGTGCATTTTCTGCACAAGCATTGGTTTCTTTTGGAAAGGCGGTTTTGGACACCACCATAAAAATGGAGGGACTCAAGAAGGCTATTGAGTTTACTGCCGGATCTGCGGTAGGGGGAGCATCTGACTTTAGATTTTTGGAAAAGATTGCACAAGATCTTGGCTTGCCATTGCAATCTGCCGCAGAAGGATTTAAAACATTTTCCGCAGCGGCTCAAAGAGCCGGGATTGGAGTAATGCAACAAAGGGAAATGTTTACT